TTAAAAGAATTTATTTAGATCATTTAACTGCGTTAGTAGCTCAAGAGGATAATGAGTATAAAGCACTCAATAGGCTTATGGAAGAAATGTCTAGTCTTTGCCAAGAGCTTAATTGTACTCTTTTTTATGTCTCTCATTTGCGTAAAGCTTCAGGTACTCCACATGAAGAAGGTGGAAGAGTTACAGCAGATCAGTTTAAAGGTAGTGGGGCAATCGTCTTTTGGTCAAACTTTCTTATTGGGCTTGAAAGGAATCAACAGGCAGAAGATTTGGATGAAAGAAATACAACAACTCTCAGAGTTCTAAAAGATAGAAATACAGGATTAGCTACAGGAACTACTTTTAGATTAAAGTATAACCATACTACAGGTAGATGGGGAGAAGAAGATGAAGATGAATATAATGAATCTTTTTAGTATTTCATTATTTACAATTAATAAGGATTAAGATGATTGAACAACAGTCGAACATGCTTTATCAGCTCTTCTCTATGGAAGAAGAAGAGAAACAAAATAGAAAGTTATATAGATTATTAGCAGTAGCATTACTAACGATTAATGTAGACAGAGACATTATCACACTCCAATTTAGTAATAAAATAGAAGTAAAGATAACTATATATGAGTTCCATTTTTATATAGATTTTTCTGATAAAAGTCTATTTCAAAATGGTGAGAACAAAGAGACAAAACAAAGTAAAGATAGAATATTATACTATCTTGAATATATAGGAAATCTTAGATCATGAAACTAAAGACTATTAGAATTGATAAAGCCTATGGTAAAAATAAATTTTCATTTTATATAACTAAGGCAACAGAAGATGTGTATGTAAATGGAAAAACTGAACCATATCCACTTGGATTTTATCATTTTAACCCAGATAAAGTGACAGATAAAGAAGCTTTTATTAAGTTAGTAACTTGTATGGAGAAGGCGCATAATGATAAAATAAAAGAAATAAAACTATCATTATCTAGTCTAATAACTTTTAAGGAGTCAGTTATTAATGGAAAGAATAGTCTTTGATATAGAAGCTGATGGACTATTAGAAGAATCTGAAAATATTTGGTGTATTTCTTATAAAAACTTAGAGACTACAGAAGTTAATACTTTATATGGACCATCTCTAAACAAGTATAAAATATCTGCTCTATTCAAGGATAAAATAGTCATTGGGCATAATATAATAAAGTATGATATTCCAATGCTTAAGAAATTCTATAAGTTAGATCTAATAGATACTTTAGAAAATGAAAACATAATTGACACCTATTTAATGTCTAAAGTACTTTATCCAGATAGACCTATGCCTAAGAATTGTCCTACCTCCATATTAAATCCAGTTACTAACAGATCAAAGAAAATTGGCCCTCATGGATTAGAGAGTTGGGCTTGGAGAGTAGGAGAAAGAAAATTAGCCATTCACGATTGGAGAGAATTTACTCCAGAGATTATTCAAAGATGTGAAGGAGATGTAATTATAAATGAGAAGGTTTATTATAAACTATTAAAAGAAGCTAATCTTAAGGAACTGTAATGTTATCTAAAACAGAAGAATGCCAGAGACTATTTGATTCTATTCCAATAGAGACTACATTAAAACTTAAATTTAATTTAAGCTACTCTGATATAATTGGGGAGATAGTTAAGAAAGTAAGACATAATGCTTACTCATACTCTTTGTTTCTAGTAAATAGAGATGATAGAACTGGTGGATTTTTCTGGATAAAGCCAGACTATATAGATTATTTTGGTAGAAAGGTAATAGATTTTGAAATAATATCTAAGGAAGAAATATGAAAGAAGAAACTAATAATTACAAACATCTATACGAGTTAGAAAGAGATTCATACTTTAAAATAGCTTCTACAAATGAAGTTAATGAATTCCCTATTTTACATCTGAAACGTATCGATGGTATGTACTCTCTTTGTTATGATGAACAAGGTAAAACATATCACTTAGCAGCATTCACAATAGTTGAGCAAGTAGATAAACCGAATAATTGGAGTGGAATAAAATGAGTAGAAAACTAGCTACTATCAGAAGAATAGCAGAAATAAAAAGCATTGAAGGTGCTGATAGGATTGTGGCTTATCGAGTAGATGGCTGGTGGGTAATAGGGCAAAAGGATCAATTTAATATAGATGATTTAGTTCTTTATTTAGAGATTGACTCTTGGGTACCTACCAAATTAGCTCCATTCTTAAGTAGAGGAAAGGAGCCTAGAGAGTTCAAAGGGATTAAAGGAGAAAAACTAAAAACAATTAGAATGAAAGGTCAAATATCCCAAGGTCTAATTTTACCTTTAGTAAAAGAAGGCACCTTCTGGGGGTATCAGGAGACTACTCCAGCAGGAAGAACTTTACTAATAGTTGTAGATGAATATGAAGATCTTACGGAAACTCTAGGAATTATGGTATGGGAGGCCCCCACTAAATATGATAGCAGAGGTAACTACATAGGGAACCCTGAAGCTAGAGAAGGTGGTTTTCCTTGGTACATACCTAAAACAGATCAAGAAAGAATACAAAATTGTTCTAAGCAGTTATCAAGATGGATTCAAAATAGAGAGGAATTTGAAGTAACCGAGAAATTACATGGTTCTTCTATGACAGTGTATGTTAATGATCAGGATGAGGGAGTATGTTCTAGGAATATTAATCTTAAAGTTCCAGAAAATGGAGTATTTAATCCTTATTGGCTTGTAGCTCAATCAAATGAGTTAATACCAAAGTTAAGAAGCACTGGTAGAAACCTTGCTATTCAAGGAGAGCTGATAGGACCAGGAGTACATGGTAATATGTACAACCTAGATAAGATAGATTTCTATCTATTTAATATCTGGGATATTATACATCAAAGATGGTTCTCTTCAGAAGAAAGAGTACAACTATGTGAATTATTGAATATAAAGCATGTTCCCATTCTACCTGTATTTAAAGTAACACCTGAAACAACTATTGATTCACTATTAAGTTCAGCAGATGGAAACTCTATACTTAATCCTAATGCCTTTAGAGAAGGGTTAGTATTTAAAAGTTTAAAATCTAGTGAATCATTTAAAGCAGTATCTAATTATTTCTTGGAAAGAGAATAGAAAATGAGTACACAAGTAGCAGTATTTATAAGAGGTGGAGTAGTACAGTCAGTCTACTCTAATAAGACTGATGTTGAAGTAGAAGTATTTGATATGGATGACCTTAAAGAGTTCCATGACTTTAAACAAAGAGAAGAGGAACTTGAAAAATATCTAAAAAGTAAAAATAGAGTCTACTAGTCATTGAACAAAGATGGCACATATTAAATGGGATGAGGCGCTAGCATTAGAGAGAGATGTAGCTATTATCTGCCAAGCTCAGGAAGAGCATGGTATATACTTTGACTTAGACAAAGCTTATAGATTAATAGATGAATTAGAAACTCTAAAAGAGGAGAGGTATAATGAGATAAGAGAGTTTCTAAACTTTGAAATAATAAAAGAAGAAACAAAAATTCTATTAGAAAACTCATGGAATTATGTTAAGAAAATTAAACTTAAAAATGGTAACTATGTCGAATCAGTTCTTTCTAGGTATAGTGATCCTTCTATCGTTGTTGGGCCATTCAGTAGGATCAGAATTGATGAGCCATCGATTAGTAAGAGACAGTCTATTGTACAGCAGCTTCTTAAACTCGGCTGGAAACCAAAGGAGTTTACCGAGAAGGGGTTCCCACAATTAACAGTTAAGGGAGAACCAGTAGATACATTAGAAGAAGTTGGACCTTTTGGTAAAGCTTTATCTGATTGGTATGTTTACAATCATAGACAATCCCAGGTAACTGGATTTCTTCCTCATGTTCGTAATGACCATAGAATAGCTGCACAGATAGATACTTGTGCAACCAACACTTATAGAGGGGTTCATAGGGTAGTAGCTAATATCCCTAGGCCATCTTCTGTATTTGGGAAGGAGATGAGAAGTTTATTTACCGTCCCTCCTAATAAAGTGTTTGTTGGAGCCGATGTATCTGGCTTAGAGTTAAGAATGTTGGCTCATCATATGAATGATCCTAATTATATTGATCAAATATTAAATGGAGATATTCATACTTATAACATGAATATGGGACAACCCTATTTAACTGATAGGGATTTAGCTAAAACATTCATCTACATGTTTATATATGGAGGCGGCGATGAGAAAGCAGGTAGAGTAATAAATAGCACTGCTAAAGATGGAAAACGTCTTAAAGACACCTTCTTGGAGGGAATTCCAGCATTAGCTAATCTAATTGCTAAATGTAAGAGATTCTCAGAGAAACATGGATACATCCCTTCAATCGATAATAGAAAGATCTATATCCGTACTTTTGAAGGAAGGGTATTAGTTCATACAGCCCTTAATGCTAAGTTACAAACAGATGGAAGTATTGTAACTAAGAGGGCTATGGCTATAACCAACTATGAAATAAAAAGAAGAGGGTTAAATGCTAATCAAATACTATTCTATCATGATGAGTATGCTTATGAATCTGATCCAGATTGTGCAGAGGAGGTAGGTGAGATTATGGTCGATTCTATGAGATTAGCTGGTGAATACTATAGACTAAGAATTCCAATAACTGGAAAGTATGCTATTGGTAGAGATTGGGGAGTTCATTAAATGAAAGCGTATGGAATACCTAGAGTTATAAGTAGAGAATTTCCAGATCCATTAGATATTAAAGAGTTTGGAATGGCAAGTCATGTAGGACAATTAATTACTAAATCAGGAGAATATAAATCTTATACTCGTTCTTCCAAGGAAAGGAGGGCTACTAGAATTTATTGGAAAAAGAAAGAAAGATACAGGATTAAAAGAATTATGTATAATGAGAGTCATTAAATGCTAGATATGAGTAAGTTAACACTTAAAGAAATGGAGAAGTTACAGGATGAACTACCTAGTGTAATAGCGCAAAAAAGAACTGACAATATAGATATGGAGGATCTACTACATTACTTTTTTTGCAAACAAAAAGAACTATTGGAAAATCTGGATTTATCAGAATTGATAGGAATAGCAGAAGAGGAAGAACTTAAAGAAGAGGAGTATTTAAAACTATTAAAAAGCTTGACAAATAAGTAAATCCATGGTATAATATTCATATTAAATAGAGATAGATTATGAAAAAGGTAAAATAATAATGACTACGGAAGTTCGTAAGTGTTCTTGTAAAAACATATTTCAGGATCAAGAGTATGGTAGTGGAATGAGAGTTTGTAACTATGATGATAAAGGAGGAAGTACTTGTACAGTTTGTGGAGTTACTCATAAAGGGCATTTAGAAGTTAAAAAGACTACTAAGAAATAGGTGGGTTTATGTCAGGAGTACCATATGAACATTCATTACTTATCGAATCAAATAATAATGAATTTTTAAATAGAAGTAGATTCTTTGAAACAGATGATACTGAATCAATTATAGATGCTATAGCTGATAAAGAACATTCAGATTGGCTAATAGATTTAGATGAAAGTGAGTTTAATGAAGGCTGTTAAATATAGATCAACGCTAGTATTATTACTAGTAATATCTGTAGTTACACCTTTTGTAGTATATTATCTTGTATTAAATATAATACAATTTGTTTTAAATAAAGCTTAGGAGAATTAAAGAATGCCAATTTTAAGAGAAGTTCCTGTTATGTGGGCGCAAGTGTTATCCCCTAGCACACAGTTTGAGCCTGCTTGGGAAATTCAAGTGTTGCTAACAGATGAACAAGCTGCTCAACTTAAGGAAGAAGCTAAAGCTGTTAATAAGAAAGGGATTAAGTTGAAAACGGAAGATGGAGCTACTTCTTTTAGATTCCGTAGGAAGGTAGCACGAGCAGATGGTAATGGAGAAAATAAGCCACCGTTGGTCTGTGGACCAAAAGGTAAAGACGATCATTGGGACAAACTTATAGGGAATGGGAGCATCTGCAATATTCAATATTCTTTCTCCGAATTTAATAATAAATATGGTGTTGGAGTTACATCTGATTTAAAAGGGGTCCAAGTAATTAAGCATATCCCATTTGGAGAACAGGATGGAGAAGGGTTTGGGGAAGTAAATGTATCTGTTGACAGCCGTAATACCCCTAATAAAGAGTCTTTTGATGATGAAGACTTCTCATAATAATTATTATAAACTAAATTAAATCTTATAAATTCAAAAGGAACTAAATGACTCAGATTATTAAAGAAACTCAAGATTATATTTTATGTGCTACCTCAAATGCAAAAGGATCAGAATCAGAAGATTCTTATCAAATTAGAAATAAACAATATGGGATTATTGAATTAGACACTCAGATATTACCACAAGCTTTAAAGTTTGTAGATGATCTACAAGTAGCTCTAGATGCTATTAGAGATATGGGTAAGACAGATGGGAAGAAGGTTGTACAATTAAGTAGTGCTAAGCCAACTATCTGATAAATTAAAAGTACTAGAAGTAATAGTAATTGTAGTGCTATTACTTCTAGGATTTACTGAAATAATAATAGGATTAAAATAATAATGAGTAATGATACTATAACCTTTGCAGATACTTTTCAATTAGGTGAGGGTTGGGAAAAAGATCCAGTAACATCTGTTACTAACTTTATAGAGAGAGCTAATAGAGCATCTAGATTCATTAAGAAAGTATCAGATGATAAAAATGTAAAGCTGGTAAACATAGTTTATCATGTAGAAGTTATAATTGCTGAACCAGATGCTTTAGTAGATGAGCAAGTAGAAGTAAGTAAAGATGAATCTTTAGATGAAAATTTCTGGATTAAAGTAGCTAATGGGGCTAAGTATGAATAGGATAGCTCTGTCTATATTTTTCTCTACATTCTATCTCTCTTCGATATATGAACTAACTCATTCTATGCCTTTTCAAGGACTCTTTGATTTTTTAATAGCTTTAGTTCCATTGTATTTCTTTCTCTCTAGTAATAGAGAGAGTACTTAAAACCAATGAGAGGAGACTGGAGAAATAGAAGTATTACTTTAACTAAACTATACCTAATCATAATAGTAGGTTATATTATAATTAGAGCATGGGGCTATGTATGCAAACTGCTTTAATAGATGGAGATGAGGTAGCTTATAAAATTGCATCTACTTATCAAAATAAATACTATGTAGTTTTAAAAGATGATAAAGTTTTATGGAAAACCAAAACAAAGGAGGAAGCAGTAGAGTCTATAGGTAATAGAGATGATCTTGAGATTGAACCAGCGGTAGAGGAATTAGATACAAATGGTTACAAAGACAGAATTACGAAATTCATTGATAGCATTATTAGTGATACTAATAGCTCTAATTATCGATTATTCTTTTCTGGAGAAAACAATTTCAGACATGCACTTGCAACCTTGCAACCCTATAAAGGTAATCGAGACCCCACCCTTAAACCAGTATGCTATTCACTCATTAGAAAGGAGTGTGAGGATAGAGGAGCTGAGTATGTAGATTATCTAGAAGCGGACGATCTATTATCTGCATATAATGTAATCTTACCAGAAAAAACAATAATTTGTTCAAGTGATAAAGATTTAAGGACAGTTAGTTGTACTAACTATAATATCACAACTAAGAAGATAATAGAAATTGATCAAGATGAAGCTATGTATAATTTCTATTATCAACTGTTAGTAGGAGACGAAGTAGATAATATTCCCTCTCCTTATTACCTAGGACCAGTAACAGCTAAAGCTGTATTGAAAGAACTATATGGTTCTTCATATTATTTCTACTACGAAGGCATTTTACCTTGCTATGAAAAGTATTTATTATCAGTAGATAAAGAAGGTAACTACAAAACTAAATGGTATAATGGACAAGACATACATGATGTACTTTGGGAAGTAGGAAATCTATTATGGATGCACAGAACATTAGACAAGGATGAGAGATGGGGGACTCCTGATTCCTATAAACAAATGATTAAATTAATAGGAGTTGGCGATATTGACTAAAAGGAAAAGTATTAACCCTTTAAAGAAAAAGAATTGGTGTCAATGGAAAGCTTCTCAAGTTCGTAGCTCATGGAGGACTAGAGCTAGAAAGTTTGGACTATCTTTAGATGAAGTGCCTACTAGAGCTGAAATTCAGAAATGGTTAGAGGATCAACATCCAGTCAAATGTTATTTTACAGGTGGTTTTATTGTTCTAGATACAATAGAATTAGATCATAAAACCCCATTAAGTAGGGGCGGTAAATTACATTTAGATAATGTAGGTATTACATCAAGATGGTATAATAATATAAAAGGACAGATGACTGAAAAGGAGTTCAGACAACTATTAAGATTAGTTTCTAAATGGGAAGACAAAGGTCTGTCTTTATTTAAAAGACTATCTTCTTCAAATAATATATATAAAAGGAAATAATGGATATTTTTGTATTTACAGCTCTTTTACTATTAGTTCTTTGGGTATTGTATTAATGAAAGATAATTTAACACTTTTAAATTTTGAGAAAGAAGATTCTTCATCTGGTCTAGTTAATATTACCTATCATACAGGAGAGGTAGAAGTAATAAAAGCAGACTATATGGGAATATCTCAGGAAGTTCCAGGATTCTTAATGCTATGGAATGAAGAGCCCTATAGTTTAGAAGGCTTTTATAATACTAGGTATATTGCTAAAATAACTACAGAGAGAATTAATGATAACAGCAAAAGTAATTAAAGATTCAATCTATAATGGAAAAAGATTAACTACTTTAGAATTAGAGTATCCAAGATACATTCATTCAGAATTTATGACTCATAGAGTCTTCTCTAGAAATGCTCAAAGTAGTAGAGCGATACCAATTGATAGAATGATTAGTAGAGTAGAAGAAAGCAAATGGTACCCAATCTTTATGAAGAATCAATCAGGGATGACAGCTTCTGTACCTTTATCGTTTAACGAAGAACAAATAGCTAAAGCAGATTGGGATAATGCTAAAGCAGAAATGATTAGGAGGGCTAGAGTATTAGCTAGGAGTGGAATACATAAGCAAATAGTTAATAGACTCTTAGAGCCTTTTTCAACGATTAAGGTTATTGTTAGTGCTACTGAATGGAATAATTTCTTTAGGTTAAGAATCCATCCAGCAGCTCAACAAGAGATACAAGTACTAGCGACTACTATCAGAGACGCTATGCTTAATTCTAACCCTGATCATTTGGATATAGGTGAATGGCACTTGCCTTACCTAAAAGAGGATGAGAGTATATTAGAATTATCTATTCAAAAGAAACTAAGCACAGCTCGTTGTGCTAGAGTATCTTATCTAAATCATGATAAGAAATTAGATATAGATAGGGATGAAGGTTTACATGAGTCACTTTTAAAAGAGAGGCATATGTCCCCGTTTGAACATATAGCAACCCCTTGGAATAACGACAGAACCTCTAACTTTAAAGGTTGGAGACAGTATAGGTATGACATGGAGAGTTTATCATAATGTATTTGTTTTATATACTACTTGGGTGTGCTATAGCTCTTTTAATAAATACTAGGGAAAGAAAGAGTCTTCCTGATCTTTCAAATTCAGAAATTATAGGTGTAACTATTGCTATTATTTTTGGATGGCTTATTCTACTCCCATTCATTATTAGTGAGTATTTTAAAAACATTGATCTAAATTTATCATGTAAGAAAAAGTTCTTCTGGGAGAAATAAATAATGACTGTTTACTTTGGGGCTGACTGGCATCTATATCATAAGAAAGTCTTAGAATTCTCTAATCGGCCTTTCTTAACTATTGATGATATGAAAGATTATTTTATACATGAGTACTTAAGCAAAGTAAAGAGGAATGATACAGTATATCTTTTAGGCGATATTTCCTTTTCTAATAAAGCAATTATAGATTTAAAAGACTTACCAGGGTATAAAGTATTAATTAAAGGAAACCATGATCCAAAGGGATTCTCTAATAAATTAAATGGTATTTGGGATGAAGTCTATGACTATAGAAAAATACATTCAGAAAGAGGTAGAAAACTTATTCTCTGTCATTTCCCAATAGAATCATGGGACGGAATGGATAAGCAAAGATCTATACACCTACACGGACACACACACAATAATCTATCTCACTCTATTTCTACAAAATTTGATAGAATAGATGTTGGATATGATGCTACAGGACAAGCTCTATCTACATTAGAAGAATTATTAGCAATGCAAGAACAAGGACTAATTAACGAGAGATTTAAAAGAATTATGAATTATGAATTATGAAGATTGAAAATTGGATAATCCTGAATAAACGTATTCTTGGGGAGGTATATGGAAACCCTAACTTTCCAAATGGGTGCTACATCCATACCAGCACAGTTGTAAACTACTACGAAGATGATGGAGTATATTATGTAGTAACTGCATCAGGAAGTGTATATGGATTAGGTAAACCAGATAGATACGCTACTAAAGAAGCAATTGATTTATCCCTTCTCAATACAATAGAAGGAATAGATACTTTAAAAGGTCAAGAATGAATATAAAGTATAAAGATAATGATGGATTTGTAATTTACCATAATGGAGGCAAAGTAAACGTGGAACCAGATATTAACTCATTAGCACATCAAATAGAGGAATGGGGGAGAAAAAGAGGGATATTAGAGTCTTCTGATCCTAAAACTCAAGCACTAAAAACTATTAGTGAAATTGGAGAGTTTGCTGATAACGTAGCTAAAGGGAGAGATTGTAGGGATGATATTGGGGATATTGTGGTAACATTAGTTCTTCAATGTGCTTTACAAGGGTATTCATTTGCTGAATGTATTCAATTAGCCTACGATGAGATTGCTGGTAGAAAGGGTAAGATGGTTAACGGTATCTTTGTAAAAGAGGGTGATAATTGTGAGTGATTCACGAGATGTACCACAAGAAATATATGTAGACAGTGATGGTGATTTAGTTACTAAAGAGAATATGTTTGTATCAATCGATGAAATTATCCATGCTTATGAAGAGCAAGGATATACTATCTCAATTGTAAAACTACCTATCGAGGAAGAAGAATGAGAGGGGCAGTATCTAAAAGATTAAAGAGAGAAACTTTGTTAGTAATTGCTGATATGGGGTCTCTTAGTACGATTTCAATGGAATCTAAGTATAGAATAACAAGTAAACTAAGTAAAACTAGAAAAGGGGAGGATATAGTTAAAAGAAATTTTAGATTATCTTCTTGTTTTAGAGCTCTATACCAAAGTAAAAAGAAGAACTACCTAAATTCAATTAGAGCTACTACTAGGATGTTGCCTAATGCTAATTAATGATCATTTAACTGAAGATTACTTGATTAAATTAAATAATGCCCTTATAAAAAGTGACAGTGGAACTTTTATCAAAAAAGAGAACTCTAAGATGAGTAATGTAGATGAAACATTACAAGAACGTGGAAATAGATATGGTGAATTTGCAAACCACTCAGCTATTACACAAGCATTAAAAAGAGTAGCAGAGGGTGATATTACATTACCTATTGGAGATGGTGTAGAGACTATATATGTCCCTGAGACTAATTTTAAAACTCTTTCTCCAGCACACAAAGAAGCTTTAGATATGATTTTTCATAAAATCGGTAGGATACTTAATGGTGATCCTAACTATACAGACAGCTGGCATGACATTGCTGGGTATGCTACTCTTGCAGAAAAAGAATGCCAATAATAAGGATACCTTTTACAAAAGAGGATGATGAACTAGGCGCTTGGTTAAGTGCTGCACTAGAAGATCCTAATGTATGTAAAGAATTTAAAGAGGTAATCAATAATTGGTTTAATTCTAAAACTATAACTATTAAAGATATTTCACAATCTAGGAAAACTATTGAAAAAAGAATGTGGGAATCTTTAAAAAAATAGGAGATTACTATGAAATTATCAGTAACTAGATTCAGCAGGATGCGAATCAAGATGAGTGGATAATAATAGCTGCATCCGCCTTATTATGTTTAACATTAAACATTTATATGGAGGCACGCAGTGAGCCAATAGAAAGTCAGGTTGCTATAGCTGCTGTGACTATGAATAGGGTGATGGAGAAGGATCAGAAATCAACTATTTGTAGAGTAGTATATCAACCAGGGTCTTTTTCTTGGACAAAGAAGCGAGTAAAGATAAAAGAGCCTAAAGCTTATAATAAAGCTAAGCAAGTGGCCTCACTTTACTTATCTGGTAAACTAAACAATCCTATAGGGAATAGGAAGTATTTTAATCATATATCCCTTGGAAAGAGATTTAGTACACCACATAAACCTATAAGAATTAGTAAGTTAGTTTACTATTAATTTTATACGCCTACTGGGGATTCTCGGTGGGCGTTTTTTTTCCTCTAAAATTTAGTAAGAGAGTGTAGCATGTTGTTTGGAAAAGACTTTGAAATAGTTGAATTTGTAGATGGAACTTATGGAGTTAGAGCAGTAACCTACTTCTTTTGGTTTAAAATAATAGAATATTACTTAGATGAAGAGTGTGCAAGATGGACCCTACCTGATATAATAGTAAAACGTTGTAAATTCAAGTGTCTTGAAGAAGCTAAAGTAATCAAAGATAGATCCTATTTTAAAATAAAGAGGATAGTTGAATGATAAAGATAGATATAGTTAGATTTGCAAGGAGAGTGTATTGACAGTAAGAATATTAGAACCAAAAGAGACTTACATAATGGATTACCCTCAGTTTGTAGAACTAGCCAAACGACAAGCTGAGATTATATGGCTTCCAGATGAGATAGAAGTAGAGAAGGATTTACATGATATAAAGACTAATTTCTCTCCTAGCGAATATCATGGAATTGTAACAGTCTTAAAATTGTTTACTCTTTATGAAACTAGGGTGGGAAATGAGTACTGGAAAGACTATGTATCTAAAGTCTTCCCTAGGCCAGACATACAAAGAATGGCAGCCACTTTCTCCTATATGGAATTAGGGGTTCATGCTCCATTCTACGCAAAGCTTAATGAGGTATTAGGATTAGATACACCAGAATTCTTTAATTCATATTTAGAAGATGAAGTTCTATCTAATAGAATGGATTGGGTGGCTAAAAGATTAAGAAGAAAAGGGACACATTTAGATAGATTAAAGTCAGTAGCAATCTTCTCTATGATTGAAGGTGCTATTCTTTATTCCTCATTTGCATTTATTAAACATTTTCAAACTAAAGGGAAGAATAAATTAATAAACGTAAATGCAGGTATTAACTTCTCAGTACAAGATGAGGACATCCATTCTGTAGGAGGGGCTTTATTATTTAAAACTTACTTACAAGAGGTCTTAGTAGAAAACTCTAATTTCAATCTAGTAGAATTAGTAGAAGAAATTATAAATACTGCTAAAATTATTTACGAACATGAGAGTATTATAAACAACAAGATATTTGAAACAGGTGAGATGGAAGGGATTACAGCTCTCCAATTAAATAACTTTGTTCAATCTAGATTAGACCTGTGTTTATCTCAACTTAATATTGAACCTATCTTCAAACCTAAATATAACCCTATAGCTGAATGGTTTTATAATAATATTAATAGTTCTATTCTACATGATTTCTTTGTTAAACAAGGAAGTGACTATAATAGAAACTGGAAAGAGACAGCATTCAAATGGTAAAGGAGTAAGAAAATGAAACCATTCTATGAGTATAGTACTAGTAGCGAGATTCACAATAATGAAATTACTATTAAAGTTGTAATACCATCTAAATTCGGGAGGTTAATTACTCCAGAGGATGCAGAAATAATCGAATGTATTATATTATCTAGAATTGATGATGTGCTACTTTATATAATCAATAAGCATATCTATTTAACTATTGATAAAGTCAAATCATCCTTTATTCATGATAAGAGAGTACATAATATAAATGAATATATAAGATTATTTAAAAGGATATTTTATAGGACTAAGCCTGCATTGATGACAGATAAAGAACACCATGAGATAAAAGAAACTCTAAAATATAGCAATCAACTAGATGTGGAGTAAGTATTGAGTATCTATAAAGAATTAAGTGAAGAAAGAAAAGAACTTCAAGCTAAAGGAGAATTACCTAATTGGATAACTACTAACTCTTGGCAAATGTTAAAGAGTAAATACTTAGATAAAGATGAGACTTTATTAAGTAGATTTGCTTCTATTAGTAATAGAGCTGCTAGTTATATGCCAGACAATATAAAACATGAATGGTTTGATAAGTTCTTTTTATTAATGTGGAATGGATGGCTAATTCCATCTACTCCAGTACTAGCTAATATGGGTAGAGATAAAGGATGCCAAGTCTCTTGCTCAGGAGGGTACATTGGTGATTCAGTATATGATTTCTATAATGGACAAGTGGAAGCGGCTCTACTCTCGAAGAATGGATTTGGTACATCAGGATACCTTGGAGCTATTCGTCCAAGAGGCTCCGGTATTAATGGGATTCGTGGTAGTGCTTCTGGTGTTCTACCAGTATTTAAAGATTATATACAAGTTAGTAAAGACATCTCTCAAGGGTCTTCTAGAAGAGGTGCTTGGGCAGGATACTTAGAAATAGATCATCCAGATTTCTTAGAAATACTAAACTTTATCTCTAAGACACCTGATGA